CCCACTTGGTCTTGTAGTTCCTGTGTCAGTTATTTTAAATGCTGGTACAGATGTGTGTGCTGAAATTTGTAAAGCTGGCGCTTTATGTGTTGCCGCTGTTAGACCAATTTCTGCAAGTAATGTTGATCCATTTGTCGCTAATACAATATCTATGCCTGTTGAATAAATTTCAAATTTACCATCAACAACGTCACAAGTAACACCAGCAACTGACAATCCATTAAGGACTGCTTTTAGATCAGCTAATGTAGTTCCTGCTCCAACATCTACTACTGTTCCGCCATTAAGATCAAAAGTAGCGTTAGGAGTTAATGTTGGATTGCTTTCTGTTCCTGTTACTGTAGCGTGTGATTTAATCCAATCACTTGATCCTATTTGGACCCAAGCCCCACCAGTATTTTTGTAATACGTTTTGTTTAAAGTTGTAGCGGCAACAACAGCATAATCACCTATTTTACCAACGGATGTTTTAGGTTCTCCTGTTGCTACGTTACCTACTAGTTTTGTAATGTCTGTAATTACAGTTGGGATATAATTTGTAAAGCTCTGTCCACCAGTAACAGTAGCCGCGTTTCCATTCCATTCAAATATGCCCCATAGTGTATTTTGTGTATCAAACCAATGCGTTCCATCTGCTGGATCTGCCGCAGGCTCTGTTGCTGAAGCAAGTAATTCACTTGTGTTTAAATCAGCTCTTGTTACATAAGCTCTGTTGCTTACACCTAAGTATGAGTAAGCCGCTTGTAAACCGTATTCGTTAAGTTCACTGCCATTGATTGGATTGTTATTTGTATCTGTATAAAACGTTGGATCTCCAAACGTTTCTGTTAATTCTCTTTGTGATGTTAGCAAGAATGGTGTTCCTGCTTGTTTTTGAGTTGTACCCGATGCTGTTCCTGTTCCTGCACCATTCGTCTTATCTTGTGCAGACACAAAGAATATCATAGGTACTGTACCTGGTTCAGCTGGTGTATAGAAACTTTCGTCTATAACTTGAACTTGTACGCCTGGTGATACTAAATTAGCCATTGTATGTTCTCCCGTTGGACATAAGTCATCTTATTGTAAGTATTTATATGATTTCTCCAAAAACGCCTCGAAAGATACTGCAAATTAAGGTTCGAAAAGGGATTGAAAAAGGGGAGGTATAAATACTAGCATGAGACCTTTATGCAAATGCGGTAAAAAGCCGGTAGCACTTAATTATTATAAGAAAGGAGTTCCTTATTATAGAAGCCTTTGTGAGAACTGTGCCAAGCATGGTGGCAAACAACGTGGACCATCTAAGTATGAATTAGCTGGTTATGGTAAAAAGAATATTTGTGATAAGTGTTCGTTTCGTAGTAAACATAAAGAACAATTTCATGTTTATTATGTAGATGGGAATCTTAATAATGTTCGTACATCAAACTTAAAAACTGTTTGTGCAAATTGTAGTAAGATTTTATATAAAGATGGTATTACTTGGAAGCAAGGAGATTTAGTACCTGACTTTTAAGTTCAGGGACGGTTCCATTATTGTTGATAATATGTTTGAATTTAGTTTGTGCCCAGGCCCATTCACTAGGATGTACATCTTTAGGTTCAACACCTAGTACTTTATATTCTGTAAACCAAGCTGGATCTTCGCCACGTTTAACACGCCAAACTTCACCACTAATTTCATACAGCATTTTAGCTTCATTTGGAAAACGTGTATCTGGTATAACATAGTTTATATCTGGATTATCTAGTATTTTCTTTTTAGTTAAACTAACCCATATACCGTCATAAAATCCATTACGCATACATTCTGTACCAAATTCTTGTAATACTAATCTTGGTGTAATTGTACGCCCTGTTTCAGCTGACCAATATGAATCTACTTGTTCACGCCATTCTCTGCTTTCAACAGTTTTGCCGTCAAGTAATTCACGGTCCCAACTAAACATTGTCGCAACGCTATCTTTTAACTTATCTGCAAATGAAATTTTATGGAAGTTATGTTCTTTAATTAAATAATCCGCTATTGTATCTTTACCTGAGCTAATAAGCCCACAGATTCCAATTACCATTTGATCATTCCTCATATTAAGTGTATATTATACGGGAAATTTATGTAAATGTCAAGAGTTGATTTTAACCAATTGAGAAGCCGTATCCTTGACCGCCTGCAACTTGCAATTTAAGTTCTTCGTCAAGTGCTTGGATTTCGGCAATAGCTTCGGCTTTTAAAGCGTCACCATTTAATGATGTTCCACCTTGTGGTCCAGCTACTGTGGCAAATTTGCTTCTAGCTTCACCAAGCATATATTTACAAGTAGCGAGTGTATAGTCTTTTAACCATTGTATAGCCAAATAATCTTTTAATAATTCACTATCTGGACGATAGTTATAAGCATATAATAGTAATTCTTCTTGGGCTCTAGGACGTTGTAATATTACTAATTCTTTAGTAGTAGTATTCCATTTAAATTCAATAAAACTACCAAACATTCTTCCAACAAGTTCTTGGTATTGTGCGAATAATTCATAAGTTGCTAATCCACCCATATTTGTACTTGCTAATAGATAGGTATTTGTATAAGCTAAATTAAAAGGTTCAAATAATGTACCACCGTCGCCACCACCAGTACGTGATCCAATTGAGCGTCTATGTATACGTCTAACTTCAACTACTTCCTGTGGTAGAATATAACTATTCTGATCAATTACTGTAGCTAGAAACAAATACGATTCTTCAACAGAATTATCTGATCGTTGTCTAAATTTAGCAAGTGCTTTTTTAAGGGCTTCTTCATAATGAGCTGGGTCTAGCTCAACATCAACCATACCCCCACCTAATGATAGGTTTACATAGTCAAATACTTCTTGTTTTTGTGTAGCTAATTCGCTCATGTTGTATGCTCTCCATATGTATTTATCGGGAAGCGCCATCGAATAAATACTGTTACGATGCCTAGACTCACACTATATAAACCAGAACGCGGTAATGATTATGTCTTTTTAGATAGACACATTGGCGAAATGTTCCAAGTTGGTGGAACTGACGTATTTGTTCACAAATATTTAGGACCACAAAATCCTGATGAAGCTGATGCTACGGCTGATGAACCACGTTATGATGCTGTAAAAGAGACAAATATACAGGATATGTTATTCCTTGAAAACAGGGATAGAAAATATGATCCTGACATTTACCAGATGCGAGGAATTTACAATGTGCAAGATATTGACTTTGATATGAGTCAATTTGGTTTATTCCTACAAAATGATACATTAATGATGACTATACATATTAATGATAGTGTAAAAACGTTAGGTAGAAAAATTATGTCAGGTGATGTAATAGAGTTACCTCATTTAAAAGACGAACACGCACTTAATGATTATCAAGTTGCACTAAAGCGTTTTTATGTAGTTGAAGATGTTAATAGGGCGGCTGAAGGATTTAGTCAAACTTGGTTTCCGCATTTATATCGTATAAAATTAAAACAAATAGTAGATAGTCAAGAATTTAAAGAAATACTTGATTTACCAGCAGAGGAAGGTTCATCGGATACATTACGAGATGTGTTATCAACATATGAACAAGAAATGCAAATTAACAATGCAGTTGTTCAACAAGCTGAAGCTGATGCACCTAAGTCTGGTTATGAAACAAAACAGTTGTATACATTACAGGTTGACGAAGCAGGTAAACCAGAACTTGTTACAACAGATATTGATACCTTAGATGCGTCGCAGGCAACTCTATTAGCAGACAGAGTTAATCAAACACCTGAACGAAGTGGGTATGATGGTTACTTACTTGGAGATGGTATTGCTCCTAACGGTGAAGCATTTGGTCACGGTATTGGTTTTCCAACAATTAGTATTAAAGGTGATTACTTTTTACGAACAGACTTTTTACCTAATAGATTATTTAGGTATGATTCAAAAAGGTGGATTAAAATGGAAGATGCAGTACGTATGACATTAACAAATACAGACACAAGAGCTACACAAAAAGGTACGTTTATTAATAATACAAAAACAGATACAATTGGAACTGAAACTGTTCAAGAACGACAACCTCTATCCAAAGCACTTAAACCAAAGGCAGATAATTAATGCAACATTTTTATGACGGACAAATAAGACGTTACATTACTCAACTTATACGGTTGTTTAGTAACTTCTCTTACAAAGATGGTAAGGGTAACTTAACACAAATACCTGTAATGTACGGTGATATTACCCGTCAGGTTGGTCATATTATACGTGATAATAGCGAAAATAAGATACCTAGTGCTCCTAGAATCTCTGTTTATGTTACAGGATTGGCTATGGATAGAACTAGAACAGCTGATGCAACGTATGTAGGAAAAATACATTTACGAGAACGTGCATATGATAGTTCAAATGAAGAATATTTAAATACACAAGGACAAAATTATACAGTAGAACGTTTAATGCCTACTCCTTTTAACTTAGATGTTAATGTAGATATTTGGTCAACAAATACAGAACAAAAATTACAAATAATAGAACAAATATTAACATTGTTTAATCCAAGTTTAGAAATTCAAACAACTGATAATTATATTGATTGGACAAGTTTAAGTGTAGTGAATTTAGAAAATATTCAATTCTCTACTAGAAGTATTCCTATAGGCACAGAAAGCGAAATTGATGTTGGTCAGTTAACGTTCCAAACGCCTATTTGGCTTTCGCCTCCGGCTAAAGTTAAAAAGTTAGGTGTTATAACAGCTATTGTAATGAGCATCTTTGATGAAACTAAAGGAACAATTGATTTAGGTGATTCACAACCTGAACTTAAAGCACATGATGATAGCGAATCACAAGATCTTAAAGGTGACCCGGTGACTGGAAAAAGTTTTAAAACTGATACTGTAGCATTAGCAATTACTACATATAAAGATTATGATGCAATAGTAACTAATAATATTGTGGTACTGGGTGATAAAGGTATTGCTGGTGAAATTAACTGGCGTACAGTTTTAGAATCGTTGCCTGGAGAATACATAGCTGGATTAAGTAAGATTTATTTAAACAGATTAGATTTAGGTAGTGTTATAGGAACTATTGCACTTAATGATTTAGATGAAACCCAACTAATTGTAAACTGGGATACCGATACTATTCCAACTAATTCTATATTTGTAGGACCGGCAATTACTAAAGGTACAATTGATTATATTATTGACCCAACAAGAACCAATCCAACAGACCTTAAACAAAGTGGTATTAGAGTTTTATTACTAGGTGATATTGGTGCTGATATTAATACTGATGGTGCAGATGCTTGGAAAGATACTAGCGGTAACGATTTAGTTGCATCAACAAATGATATAATTGAATGGGACAATAATGCTTGGACTATAGTATTCAATGCAAGTGAAAATGATGGGTCTGATTCAACTGTAGATATTAAATATGCAACCAACCTTAATACCGGCATCCAATATAAATGGGACGGGACAGCATGGACATTAAGCTTCGAGGGTGAATACCGAAAAGGCACTTGGCGTCTAGCACTTTAGCATAATTATTAGTATGACTAATATAATATGTAGTGGTGCTCTCTTTTACACATTAGATACACAAAGATTTTTATTTTTACATAGAGTCCAAAGCAAACAAAATAACGTTTGGGGCCTTGTTGGTGGTACTAATGAAAGTGAAGAGATTCCATTTCAAGCATTACAACGTGAAATTAAAGAAGAAATTGGTTCTATACCCGATATAATAAAGTCTATTCCATTAGAAACATTTGTTAGTAGAGATGATAAATTTAATTTCCATACATATCTTTGTGTAATAAAAACTGAATTTATTCCAAAATTAAATGAAGAGCATAATGGATTTGCTTGGGTAAGTTTTAATAATTGGCCGAAACCATTACACCAAGGTTTACGTAATACATTACAAAATAAAGCAAATTTAACAAAATTAGAAACAGTATTTAAATTAATATCTTTAATGGAAAAACATGATTAAGGTATATGGTGATATAATGCTAGACCGTTGGATTATCGGTAAAGCTGATAGAGTATCGCCCGAAGCTGATGTTTTAATTTTGAATGAACATCATCAAACATTTAATTTAGGTGGCGCGGCTAATTTAGCAATTAATCTAAAAAATATTAATGTTGATATAGAGTTATATGGAGCAATAGGTACAGACAAAGAAGGTATTAAGGTTCTTAAGTTATTAGAGAATACTGATGTAATTGTTAATTTAGCTAGTGATTTAAAAATAACAACTACCAAAACAAGACTTGTAGGGAATTCAGGACAACATCTTTTGCGTTGGGATAGAGAAGAAGTTTATTATGGGCTTGATGCAATTGATAGATTAAAAGAAAATGTTTATGCTAACGATATTGTTATTATTAGTGACTATAATAAAGGAACAGTTAGTGAAGATACTATTGAAGACTTATTAAGTATAGCAGATATAAAATTATTTGTTGATCCTAAACAAGATGCACGTTTTTATGATGGTGCATTTTTAGTTAAGCCAAACATGAAAGAATATGAATCATGGAATGGCAAGTATAATAAAACTTATGCATTAGAATATATGCGTGACCATAATTGGACGTGGTTAATTGTAACTGCTGGTGCAAACGGTATTCATGTTTTAAATAAAAATGGCGATTATAATTATTTTAAAGAAGATACAAAAGAAGTATCAGATGTTACAGGTGCAGGAGATATAGTTTTAGCAGTTATAGTTTATGCTTATAATAAAGGATTAAGTATTCCTTCTGCCTGTGAACTTGCTTGTTATGCCGCCACTCGTAGTGTAGAAAAACGAGGAGTTGTTCCAGTAACATTAGATGATTTGGATAGAGGTATTGTATGGACTAATGGTGTGTTTGATATACTACATACTGGTCATTTAAAGCTTCTTAGACACGCACACAAGCTAGGTAAACGTCTTGTGGTGGGTGTTAATAGTGATGCAAGTGTTAGACGTCTTAAGGGCGAAAATAGACCTATTAATAATGAACTTAAAAGAAAAGAAACATTAGAGGAATTAGGGTTTATAGATGAGGTTATAATATTTGACGAAGATACTCCAATAGATACTATTAAAAAAATTAAACCAAATATTATTGTAAAAGGTGATGACTATACCGTAGAAACAACTGTAGGAAATGAGATGGCAAAGGTCGTTATATTTCCTAGAGTAGAAGGACATTCTACAACAGACTTAATAAAGAAAATTAAACAATGAACTCAGAATTACTAATTCACTTAGAACGTTTTGGAGATGCATATAATACTAAAGATAGTTCACTATTTTTTTATGCATTGACTAAAATGAAACATTATAACACTTTTGTAGAGTTAATTGGTGAAACTTATTCAGAGTTCATTAACTCTATGGTTGAAAAAATAGAAATACAAAATCATTTTACTCTGTTAAACCAAGAAATAGGGTTTAGATCAATTAGTAATGTCGATTGTGTATTTTCTGATTTTGATAGATCAGTTAATACTATTGAAAAATTAATGACATGGGCTTTATCTAGTATAAATGATTATTCGTCTATTTTTATAGATGGATTAGGTAATTATCCTGAAGGGTTTTATTACACAAAACTTTTAGTTAATAAGTTAAATGAAAATAATACACCTAACTTTTTATCAATGCATAAAAAGTTTATTGAAGAGCATAGTTTTTCTTTGACAACTATAAGAAGACAAGATAATAATACAGGACAAGGTAGTATGTGTTGGATAAAAATAGAACCGAATAATATATGAGAATTTTAATTACAGGTGCTAACGGATTTATAGGTAAAAATTTAGCCGCCTATCTTACACACAAAGAACATACAGTAGAGGGTTATGATTATCTTGACGGACGTTTTCCAGATCCAAAAGATTATGATAGAGTAATTCATTTAGGTGCAATTAGTGATACAACAGAAAAAGATGTTGATAAAATTTTAAAGCAAAACTATGAGTTTAGTATTAAAATGTTAGAACTATGTGATACGTTTGGAACAACTTTTATGTATGCTTCTAGTGCCAGTGTATACGGACAAGGAAAAGAGTTTAAAGAAAATTCACCTGTAGATCCACAGTCGCCATATGCTTGGAGCAAATACTTATTTGATAGATTTGTACAATCAGTAAGTGAATATAAAGTTAATGTTCAAGGCTTTAGATTCTTTAATGTATATGGTCCAGGAGAAGAACACAAAGGTGAACAAATGAGTGTTTTTCATAAATTTAAAAAACAAGCAATTGATACTGGAAGGATAGAAATATTTAAAGGTAGCAAAGAAATTTTTCGAGACTTTATTCATATTGGTGATGTATGTGAAATTTTGGAAAAGTTTTTAACTGTAGATGCAACGGATATATGGAATGTTGGTACAGGAAAAGCAAATTCATTTGATTATATAGCACAACTTTGTGCCAAAAAATGGAACGCTAAAGTTGTTGAAATCCCCCTACCAGATAATTTAAAAGGACAATACCAATATTACACACAAGCTAATATAGAAAAGTTAAGTAATACTATAGGTGAACATAAGTTTAGACCGGTTGAGGAATTTATATTATGACGGACAGATTGCATGGTAAGATAAAAAAAGGTTGGGGATATGAATTAATATGGGCCTCTACTGATAAGTATTGTGGGAAAATTTTAGTTTTTGAAAAAGCTGAAGCAAAATTTTCTATGCATTTTCATAAAGAAAAAGATGAAACTTGGTTTGTCAATGATGGTAAATTTAAATTACTTTGGATTGATACTTCAACTGCTCAGCTTTTTCAAAAGGATTTAGTAGCAGGATCTACTCACCATAATCCACCTTTACTGCCTCATCAGTTAATATGTATAGAACCAGGTAGTATAACCGAAGTTAGTACAGCTGATTCAGTTGATGATAATTATCGAGTTATACCAGGCGATAGCCAATCAGCAGAAAAAGAAAAACCTAAAGCTGGGCTTGGCGATACTATTATTAGTTTAAGTAATGATTAATTATGAATATAGAACCGATATTTCCAATTGGCTTATTAGTACATGATGTTCCGGAAGCTATTGCTGACGAAGTAGAAAAATTTGTAGTTAGTCGTATTGATAAGATGCCTTCACGAGAACCTCCAGCGGATCAACCAGGAGCTCCTAGAGCCCCTCACTCAACAGATTATTTTGAATCTAAAAAGATAATAGGAGACCTACCAAAAGACCTTCCTAGATTATGGGTAGAGTTATGTAGCTGTAAAGATAAGTACCAAGAAGCTAATAATTTTAAAGCAATTAATCGACAATTACAAACTAATAAAAGTGAATTTGAATGGTGGTGCCAAGATTATATTGAAGGTGATTTCCATCATGAACATGAACATGGTATAGGACGGATTTCAGGAATTTATTGGGTTAGAGCAAACGATGCCGCTGGTGGAATAATGTTTAGAAATCCTAATCCATTTACTGAATATTCACAAGACTATGATTCTAATTCTATATATTCTTGGCAAGGAAATATTCATAATGCTGTAAAAGGAAAAGTATTAATGTTTCCTTCTTACTTAAAACATTCTGTATTGATAAGTGGAAAAGGTGCAGAACGTACAACTATAGCGTTCAACTTTTAGGCTTGAGCTTCGCCCCATCTAAGAATAATATTTGCGTCAACAGCCGCACCAGACGTTTTATAAACATTAATTGCTAATACATCAGGACCGTTAGGTAATTGCTAATACATCAGGACCGTTAGGATAAGTTCCTCGTCCTCCTAATGTAGTATTTGTTAACTCTTTCAATCCTGTTAAGTCTAAGTTTGCAAGTTCACCTGGATTTGCAATAAACGAAAATACAGTTTCACCTGGCTGTGCATACGGTGGTTGTCCAAATAAGAAACCTACAGTTGCGCCTGCCGCCACAGTTGCAATTGACGTTTGTGAAAATGTTACTTTATAATACTCTGTCCCACCAAACTCCAACGGTCCTTGAACATTTGATACCGCAGTACCTGCCGGAAATTTTGCATCACTTACTTCTGTACCAGAAACTGCTTGAGTTGTTTCCCAACTTGTTTTTGTAAAGAACAAATAGTTAGTATAAGATAACTCACCACCAACACCAAATGTAATAGCTTCACCGGCACTAATGTATCCTGAGTTTCTTTGTGTAGTTCTAATACGTACCCTGTTATACCAAGTTTCTTCGTAAATATCTAAAACAGTTGTTCCTGCTGGAAAGTCTGAAGCGCCTGAACTTGGACTACCTGTTGCGATAATTTCTGTACCATTAGTAACGTTATCATCTAAACCATCCCATTCTGATGTTGAGAAATAATGATAATTTGTATTACTTCTATTATACAATGAATCAGCTGACGCTGATAATTGTCCAGTTGTAGTTGCATTTCTAACAACCTGTGTAGCACCTGTACTCCATGTAACACCTCCACCTGGCGCCACCTGTGCAAAGCTAGGTTGGCCACCTGCCGCTAGTCCTGACAATCCGCCCCAACCAACGTTACCTGGATCAAGTGGATAGTTTTGTGGGTTTAACACACCCTCAATAACAATACCGCCTGTACTTGTATCCGATGTAACTTCAACACCTTCAAGTAGTAATTGGGCTCTGTTAAGTAGTTCACGTTCACCTAAGTCACCAACAATAGCGTTTGATACACTAGGTGCTAGTCTAAGCATGAACACCGTATTTCTTGTTGTAGTAATTTCGTTACCAGTTGATGCGTATGAGAATATATAACCGCGATCAGTATCAAATCCACCATCTGTTAAGAAAGCTGATCCCCAGTGTGATATAATTGGTGATATAGTATTACTAATTAGTGGTACACCAGTTTTTGCTGTATGTGTCGCGGCCAATCCTGCTGTATATGTTCTGTTGGCTCCTGATGCATAATTTGACATTGGTGCCGCTCTAGTACAACCAGTTAACGTATCTCCACTAATATTTGTATAAGAAATCATTTCACCATCGATGAATATAGTTCCACTAGATGGAAAGTATTTTGCATCTACTAATGGAACAGTTGTTTGGTTGTCATCAATATCTGCCGCAAGTTTACCGTTTGGTCCTTCGTTAGTAATTTCATATCTAACTGGCATATTACCAGTACGCATAAATGCTTCTGTGTTTATGTTACTGTTTCTCATTCTATGGAAGAATACAAAGTTACCATCATCTCCACGTAACATATAGTCAATAAATCCTGCTCCGTACCAACTGTATTGAATTCCCATCATCTGCATCTTAGACACATCAATAATATATCCGCTACTACCTGTACCGTCAAGTTTATCTTTATTAAATTCGTTTGATTTAGTTTTCTTATCACTAACTAAACATATTTTACAAGCTGATGCTGGAGTTACACCGCGAAAGTCAGGTGTAACATACATATTTGTATCGTTTACAATTTCAGAAATAACATGAGTCATTCCTTTAATAACAATTCTATCACCTGCTTTAATTTGATCTCTAAATCTTGTTCCTACACCAGTACAAGTATTACTATCAACAGCTATACTTACTACACCTGCTAATTGTAATGTTGCAGTACGTTGTACGCAAGTAAAGTTTTCACCATCATACTCCATAAAGATACCGTTTTGATCATCAAATGCCCCTGAACGTACAGTTGCTCCGTGCCATGTAAGTAACGAAACTTGAGCTCTTGCACTTAAGATTGGTGTTAAACTACCTAATTTAAAATCAGCAATAACTTTAAATTCGCGTTCTGATGTAATAGATGATACAGTATAATCACCGTTATATCCAGGAGTTTCAATTCCAATTAATCTTATTACGCCGCCAATTTGTAGTCCATGATCAACATCATCTGTAGTAACAGTAATAAATGACCCAATCTCAAGTCCGTCTGCTACTACATTAAGTAAGTCATAACTTGGTGCAAATAAGGCACCCGTTGTATACATAATACCTTTACCTGACTGGTATCTAATATATTTTTTACTCTGTCTAATTGCCTGTGAACCATGTTGTGGTCCACCTGTTCCTAACATAACACCACCATCATATGGTCTGTGTACAAAGAACGAATCTGGTCTTGGATAAATGTTTCCAACAATATCGTCAACATCACTAATTGTTCCTGGTGCTCTGCATTGATATCTCATTGTAAGATTAGTTGGAATTTGTTGTGCAAAGAATGGTCCTTCACAAAGTGTATGATTATTTGATCCACTATCACTAGCTATTGTTATAATAAATGAATTACCTGGAACTAATCCATGAGCACTAGAAAATGTAATTTCAACAGTAGCCAATGCCGCGAATGCTTGAGTATCAAATGCTACAAGTGCCGCAGTTGTTTGTTCTGACATAGTAACTGTTGAATATGTTTTAACAACTGTTCCTGAAAGAGCTGTTCCTGTTCCTGTAACAGTAGTAATGTCGCCACCGACGCCAACACCAGTAATAGTAAGAACAAGGTCATTTGTTGGGTCTATACCACCTAGGGTTGACCCTGCAATTTTAATTTTATTTCCAACTAGATAATTACCACCACCATTATTTACAAGAAGAGAACTATATGATCCTGTACTTCGTATAACATCAAATGTTGCATTAATACCTACGTTACCTAAATTTGTTCCAGGAGTATCAGTATATGAACCAGTTCCACCAGGAGCTGTACCAGTATGACTAAATGTAGCAATTGCTCCTGTTCCTGTAACACTATTAATTGTAATTTCTAAATCGTTAGTTGGACTTGCACCACCTAATTGTGGACCAAGAATTTTAATTGTTTGCGTTGCATTATAATCAGTACCTGGATTAGCGTTTGTTGGCGTATAAGCACCGCCAGCCAATGCTACATCCCAAGTAGAACCTGCACCAATTTTCATAACAGCCTGTCCAGCCGCTTGACTTATTCCGAGGTAAGTTTTTTGATCTAATGCTGTACCTGTTATTGTAATAGTTAAAATTTCACCACCACCACCAACAGTTGCGACTGTAATTTGAACATCGTTTGTTGTTGTTGCACCGCCTAGTAGAGCACCATCAATATCAAATGTTTCTCCAGCCAAGTAACCTGTTCCAGGAATTATAACTACAGCCGTATAAGCTACGTCTAATCTTGTTACAGTAAATGAAGCATTTTGTCCACTAACTGTATTTGTACTATACGTTGGATTAACATACGTTTCTGTAGCATCAGGGGCCGCCCCTACAATTGTAATCCCTGTAATTCTTCCAGCACTTACACCTGTAATATTAATTATAGCATCGTGGGTAGTATCAAGGCCACCTATCGAGGAACCAAGCACTATTAATCTATCACCAAGTACATAGCCTATAGTTGCATCTGCTGATGTACCTGTAAAACTAATACCTGTAATTAATCCTGTAACAGCAACACTTGTAATAGTAATTTCAACATCATTAGCCGGAGTTGCACCATTACCAAATGCTGTTCCTAGAAGTTTAATTTTTTGATCAACACCATAATTAGTACCACCAGTATTTCCTATAATAACTGTATATGTATTATTGTAATTTACAGTAGCATCAAAAACAGCAGAACTACCAACTTGGTTAAGTCCATTTTGAATATCTGCGTATGTTTGTGTGTTAACGGCAGTACCTACAATTCCAGCTGTTAAAATTTCACCACCGCCACCTACAGTTGCAACTGTTATTGTTGCATCATTAGCCGGTGATGTTCCGCCTACATCTGTACCTAATACGTTTAATGTATCATTTGCTGAATAACCTGAACCACCGCCAGTAATACCAACTTCATAAGTAGTACCTAGTCTTCTCACTGAAAGGTTAGCAGTAACACCACCAATGGATCCTGTAGTAAATGTTACGTTTTGATAACTTACATCTGCATCAACGGCTGTACCAGTAACACTAATACCTGTAATATCACCCGTTCCACCAACAGTATCAACTTTAATTATTGCATCATTAGTTGACGCCGCACCGCCAAGTCCTACACCATCGATTTTAATTATATCACCAACTTCGTAATCTGCACTATTATCTTCTGTCGCATTAATACTTGCACTATATACATTATTCAATGTTACAAGATCAATACTTGCACCAGTACCAATTCCACCTAAGTTTGTTCCCGAAAGAGTTGTATAAGTTGGTTGTGCTAAACTTACGCTGTAAGTATTATTTGTATATGAAATATCAAACAATGCTCCAGTACCAACACCGTTAGCATTTGTTCCAACTAATCCAATATAGTTGGCAGTTCCATCAAACGCTGTTCCTGTTGTAGAAATTGTAATAATATCACCAGTAACATTTGCATCTGTAATTTCAATTCTTAAATCATGCTCTGGAGTAGTACCTCCTAGTGCATTACCTAAAACTATAATAACATCTCCAGTTTCGTAATCAGTACCATCATTATTAATAGTAACAGAATAAACTCCTCCATTTCTATTAATATCAAATGTTCCACCAACTCCTGCTCCAGCAACATTTGATCCTGCAACATCAATATAACTAACAACGTTACCAATAATTGTATTTGTAGTATTCCCGTCTAAGTTAATATTATTTCCAACAACACTACTTACATATACTGCTGTGCCATCACCTCTATCTACACCGTGTCCTGCTAATACACCTGATGTATTAGTTACTGGAATTACGTTAGATCCAATTGCAACATCTGAAGATGTTTGAAGTGTTTGTATAGGACCACCTGTTCCTAATACAGCCGTAACTTGAGCACCTGTTGGTATCTTACCTGTACCATCTCTAATTGTTTGAATGTTAAATGTTAAGTTTGCGGCTCCGCCACTACCTAATTGTGAATCTAAAACTGTAATAACATCGTCAATTGCATTACGTCGTCCACCTGTTACAATAGTTGCAGTTGCGGCACCTGAGCCATCAACAACAATATCACAAGTTGGTACAACTAATGATGCCACAACACTACTCGAAGTACCAAGAACATCACTGTAAGTTCCTGCTGTTCTTAAAGCATCTGCCGCCGAATATGTATAAACTGCTGTAGCGACTCCTGCCTCAACTATAATCGGAGCACCAACTTCTGGTGCAGTTCCTTGGAAGGTAATTTTATCTGATCCTATTAATGCCGCTAATGGATTATATAATACTCCTGCGGCACCTTGTGATAAAATAGCAAAAGTTGGTGTACCAATTGCCGCACCTGTATAAAATCCTGCTTGTCGTAATTGTGTATAAAATGTTGAAAGTACTTCACCATTAGAGTTACCAACTTTTGATTTTGCAAAAAATGTAAATGTGTTATTAGTAGGTGTTGTTGAAATAATAAACGAACCCTCTGCTCTACTTGCCCCTGCGACAGAATTTTCTAATGCCTTAATTGTAATAGGTGATCCAGATTCCATACCGTGAGCACCAACTGTAGTAACGGTAATTAATGATTGGCCAATACCGCCAGTTCCAGTTGAAGCGTCTGTTACAACTGACTGAACTTGTTTATCAGTACCTGGTACTTCGAAAATTGATGGATAACCTCTTTGTGTAGCAATCGCCTGCCACTTCGTAGGCTGTAGTCCATACTCAAAGTCAGCATCAAGCATTGATTGAGCAGTAGCAACACGCATACGTTCAATAGCATCAGTACCAAAGTCAAATGGTCTAACTTTTAAGTCACCTTGATCAATAAAGATCTGAACATCATCTGTATCAGAAAATATTTTAGGTGCATCTTTAAGTGGTAATACACTAGGACCGTGTTCAATAACGTTATTAATAATTGCAAATAATTCACTAGCTCTGGCATCAATACCAAGTTCTGCTTCTGTATAATATGTAACCTGAGCGACAGGACTTCCTACTTGTAAAGTAGGCCATGTAACATTTTTAAAGACATAATCGTTAATTAAACGTAATACAAAATCTTTAGCAAATAATTCGTGTGAGCGATCACCATCAATTTGTGGTGTCGGGCCTAACCAATACTTTTCAGCATTCATATAAGTTTCAGCATTACCGCCATACTTAATATCATGAACAAGAGCATCAAGTTGGAGACCAACATCTCGTTCACATTTTGGTCCATTATATGTATAATCGTCCCATGATGGAATTGCACTTGGTAATACTGATATTCCGTTTTCAATAACACTAGTAAAAATTCCAACTAGCTCTTTTACTCTGTTAATTGTTTTTACTTCGCCGTCAGTTGCATTAGTAGTTTGTACTGTAACAATAGGACTTTGTTGTGTTGTATATACTGTGTTTGTTAATACGTTATTAACAATTAAATCTCTTAATTTATTATTAACAGCAAGAGCATACGAAATTTCACTTGTAGTAGTTTCAGTAAACTCACCACCTGAATTAGTAAGTTGTGAATTAGTACCTTCCCAGTATTTTTTAGCTACATCTATAGTTTGTGTATTACTACCGTGTAAGATATCATACGCAATTGCATCAATATTATATTTTGTATCTCTTTCACATTTTTCATGTTGTACAGTACTATGAGCATTAGGATATGTTAGATCAAACCAAGCCATAACTTCATCTGCTAACCATTCTTTATTTGCATCTATTAGTACTTTGGCATTAGGATATGTAACAGTAGTTGAAACTTTATTACCAATCCAAGCCGTAGTTTCTTTTTGTAAAAATTCTTTATTTGCTTCTAGTTGAACAATTGCATTAGGACCATACGTTGGATTATCTGTGTTTACATTTAGATAAACAGTTGTAATAGTTCCAGTTCTTTCTAAGAACTTTGGAAAATCATCTTCAACGCCTTTAGTTAATCTTTCTTCATCTGTTATATACTTAACACTTGCACCTTTATCTGGATCAGTAAAGTTAAACAATACTTCATTAACAGTTGTATTAGTAATTAATAATAAATCATTTGTTGGTACACGAGTTTGCATTTTAATAGAACTAATTTGTGCTCTTTCAAGTGCAGGAACATTATCAAGCCCATTTGTTATTACATCAGTAATAATACCAATTCTATCTGTAATAATTCCACTTGCGGCACTTTCTGCATAACTAGACGTATTAAAATATTGTTCTGTTACTGTTTGTAATGGTGTATAACCTGCACTTGCATATCCAGGTGTAGGAGCTGTACTTAATCCGTTTTGGGTTATGTTATTAATAATACTAACTAGACTTGTTACTCTAGTATCACTACCACTTTCGCTATTAGCTAAAATAGTTTGTGTACTAACTATTGGTGATTGCATTGTTGTATATGCTACATTAGGAAAAATGTAATCATTAACAATATCTTTTACTTTATTGTTAATTGCTATAGCATAACTTGTTTCACTTGTACCAAAACTAAAACTAGTTGCACTAGTAGTATTACTTGTAGTATATGTAATTTTTTGCCAAGTACCGCCGCCAGTATAAGTATGAATAATCTCACTTTTATTTCCACCAAGTATAAATGTGTCAGCATCAACAACATCATATACTACAAAAATTCCGGCGTTATTTTCAGGATATGTTTTACTGCCATATTGACATGACATTCCGATGCCAGCTAACTGAATTTTATCACCTACAATAAGTGCATGACTTTCTGAAGTAACAGTATATGTTGCTAGTATGTTATCGTAATTAAATCCTGTAATGCCTGCCACACTTCCAACAGTTGAAATTGTTACATCATTTACTGCACCACCACTACTATAAGTATGAGTTATTTCACTAGGTGGAAGGAAAAATTCAAATGAGTCAACAGTATCTATTTTGGTTATAGGATAAAGACCTGCGTGTACTAATGCTGGATATACTTTAGTTCCGTAAACACAATTTGTTACAATACCGCGTAATATTACATTATCATTTCCTGCTAATCCGTGTCCTGCGTGTCTATCAAATACAAAATTACTTACATTAACACTACCAGTTGTAGCGGATGTAACTTTTTGACAAGTACCACCACTAACGTAAGTATGTGCAACACTACTTTTATCCATACCAATAATAATTGTATTAGTATCAGGAACATCGTAAACATAAAATACACCTGAAGATACTTTTGCATCAGGATAAACTTTTGTTCCGGTGTTACAAGAAAGTGTAACGTCTGCTAATTTAACAAGATCACCTACACCAAGTCCATGACTTGTTGAAGTAATAGTAATAAGTGCTTGGTCATTATTATAAACAAAATCACTAATTGGTGTTGAACCACCAACGTTACTTAATGTTGCTGATTTTATTGTACCACCACTAACATAAGTATGATCAATTTCACTAGGTGGTAAGTAAAAATCTAATGTATTAGCGTCAGTAACTTTTGTTACTGGATAAATTCCTGCATGAGGTATTGCTGGATATACTTTAGTTCCGTAAACACACGTCATAACAACACCGCGTAATTGTATAGTATCATTTTCTGCTAATCCGTGATCAGCTGAAGTAATAGTACAAATACCTGTGCCATTAACATAAACAAAATCACTAATTGCTATTCTAACATTACCATCTTTAATAATTGTACCACCACTAACGTAAGTATGTGCAATTGCACTCATTCCAAAGGAAACTTCAAATGTGTCTGTAGTTAAATTAGTTGCACTAACTGAAAATGCTTGGTTAGTTGAATGTAGTGTTGAAAAATTATTTACTGGATATGTTTTAGAACCCATAGCACAACTTAATACAACGCCATCTACTGCAACTAAATCACCTTTATCTTTACCGTGTGCCGTAGCTGTAACAGTAGCGCCACCCATTGTTGTAATTGTAGCAATACCTGTGCTTATATTAAAGTCAAAGTTTCGAATATCAAGTCTATTATTATTTTGTACTCCTGCTTGAGGAATAGCTACACCACCCTTAACATAAGTTTGGGCAATCGCTGATGTTCCAAGACTAATTTCAAATGTTGTAGCAGTTAAGTTCTGTGTTCTAACTGTAAATGTTTGATTACTTGAATGAATATTAGCAAAGTCGGCTACTGGATATGTTTTAGTACCCATCTCACAACTTAATATTAGGCCTCGTACTTCAACTACATCACCTACAGTTCTACCATGAGCACCATCAGTTGTAAGAAGTGTTTGGCCTCCTGGAAGTTGTCCAGTAGTACCTTGCCAGTATTTACTAGCCATCTTAATAACTTGATGATTACCGCCAGTATATAAATCTGATCTAATTGCATCAAGATTATATCTTGTATCACGTTCACATTTTTGATGACGTGAAGCATTATGAATTGTTGGGTAATTATAATCAAACCAAGCCATAACTTCGTCAGCTATAAATTCTTTATTAGCATCAAGTAGTGCCAATGCAAATGGATATGTTTGAGCTTGTGCTGGTTGTGGTAAAATATAATTATTAATTAAATCACGTACATAATTCTTAGCAAAAATTTCAGGAGTTCTATCACCGTCAATTTGGGGTGTTGAATCGATAAAATATTTACTAGCAGTATAACGTGTTTGTTCATTACCACCATATCTTAAATCATAAAGTATTCCACCGTCACCGTCAAGTCCTTGTAAATTAATTCTTGTATCTCGTTCGCATAACACTCCGTCATATGTAAAGTTTGACCAAGAAGGTGTTACTGCTGGCATACTACCAAGTCCATTTACTGTTACATCATTAAGAATAGTTCCTAATTCTGTTACTCTATTTTTTGCATTAGATTCAGCAAGTGGATTACTCGTATTTTGAGTTGTCACTACAGGAACTTGTGCAGTTGTCCAAGCTGTATTTGTTAAGATGTAGTCGTTAATTATTTCTATTAATTTATTATTAACTAATACAGCATAATTTTGTTCAGTTGCGTTAGCAAGATTTGAATTTGTACCTTCCCAGTATTTTTTTGCGTATTCAATAGTTTTTGAATTACCACCATTATATAAATCTGATGTTATAGCATCAATGTTATATCCTGTGTCTCGTTCACATTTTTCATGACGTTCATTACTTATTATACAATCAGCAAGAGCACTTATAAATGTATGTACAGTTTGATTACCTGATGTACCAACATTGACAGTAATTGTTGTTGATGTAATCGCCGTAATTGCTGTTGGTGTTAGATAAGCATAGTCATAACCACCTGGTGCATTAGATCCTGTTGCTCTTGGATATGTATGATTTGTTGCATGACTATCCATTGCACAAGTAAAAGTTAAACTATCTGTATTAATCCTAATAGTACTACCTACTACAAAACCATGTGATCCAACTGTTAATTCCATTACTCCGGTTGTTGGTTCATAAGTTGCCGCTGATACACTATACTTTAGATCGTGTGCTCCTGGATATGCAATATCAAACCAGGACATAACTTCATCTTTTAAAAATTCCTTATTTGCTACAATGCCTGCATACGCATCTGGATATGTAGGCTCAAGTTTAACTTGTTCACCAATCCAAGCTGTTACTTCGTCACAAATAAATTCAACATTATTCTTAATTAAATCATGCGCCATGCGATAGCGATTATCTTTAATTGGAATTCCTGGTTGAAATATATATTGTTCTACTTTTGTTTTAGCCATTTAAATTATACCCCTAACGCAATCGCTAATGCTGACGCCGTCGCATCTACATACTTTTTATTTGTTACCTGTGTTGGCCCTGTAGGTGATTTAGTTGCAGTAGCAGTTGTAAAACTTGCAGTTGTTGGTGTTACATTTCCTATCATTGTGTTATTTAACGTTCCTGATTGAGAAGTTAATCCTAAAAAGGAACCACTTACCGCCTTTGTTGCACCTATTGTAACGTTATTTAACGCACCTGTTGTTGCTGGATTTATATCAACTGTTCCTAATCCTGACGGTGCTATACTTACTGTTGCATTTAATCCAGATAGTGTTACATTATCACTTGCAGTTAACTGTAATGCGTTAACGTCTATGTTATTAATTGTTCCACCATTAGATGGATTAATAACAACTGTTCCTGAACTACCAACTGGTGCTAATGTTATAGTAGCATTTTCACCTTGTGCAGTTAAATCACCTGTAGTTAAAATACTACTAAATGATCCGATACCTGAAATAGTTGGATCTGCAACTGTTATAACTCCTGCAGGATTCCCGTCAGCATCTGCATAGTATAAAGTTGACGGTGCGTTAGCTGGAACTGTAAAAGTTATTTTACCATCTATTTGAGCACCAACGTCGCCCCCTATTAATTCTGTTTGGCCGTCTTCTGAAATCCATTTAAGTCCGTCGGAATATGCACTTTTTTCTCCAGGAGTATTTGCATCATCCTGCATAACGTTGAATGTAATGTCTGCACCAGTTAATATTAGAGTAAAAGTATATGCTTCTCCTCTTGTTAAAGCAATTGCTGGATTTTCTTGTAATGTAGTTGTTCCTGATACAAAATAAGTATCAATTGTAAATTTAGAATTTTGTCCTGCCCCTATCCAGCGTATGATAAAATCTCCGCTTACTACGGTTTCTTCTGCTACAGTATATGTTAATGTACGAACAGTTACGTTCCCAAGACCATCTACAGTAAATCCCGGACTCTTATACCCGTGCTGTGCTTCAAATGGTGATTTAATTACAGTCATTTATTTGGCTCCATACGTATTTATCGACATTAAGTTGCTGTGGCCTCGTTCTGTGTTTTGTAATAGTTTGCACTAAAAATCATTTTAGCACCTTCAATTGTTGTAGAATCTTCTTGATCTCTAGGATATGCTACTAAACTAAAAAATGAATCGGTAACAACTCCTTCTAAACGAAGTAAATCAGCGCCTAAATTACTTCTACCATAAACCATAAGATTGGCTTTATCTGGACTTGCTGTACAAAGAGCTTTTATTACTTCTTTACGTGCAGTATCAACATCGCAAGTTACAGTATATTCAGCACCCATAAATTCGCCAACATACCAGCGATCTATTTCTGTACCACTATTAACTAGTGTATGTGAAGGTCCAGAGTAGCTTAGATTAGCCCCGTTTTTAAACTCAATAGAGTTATTTGCACCTCTACGAAAGTATCTACTAATATCAAACATTATAATCCTCTTTGTTTTATATATTTACCTAAAAACATAAGGATCAGCTTAGGCAGGATTTTTGTCCACACCAAGGTACCACATATCTAAAGGGAATTTAACGCTACCAAAATGGTTGGTTATGCGGAGGTTATTCTTCTCAATCATAGGTCTAAAAATCTCTGGGTTTGATCCAAACCTATTCTCTACTAAGATTATTATACCATCATCAGTTAAGTAATCACTTACATTATTGAAGAAATCTTCATGGATTTTCCACCCCTCATCTTTATATTTTCTTGGTTCATTGTAAGTTGGAATATATGGATCTATTATAAAATGAGGTGGATTACCAACTATTAAATCAAATTGTTGTTTAGGTATATTTTTAAAATTATCGCTTATATAGAATTCTACGTTTTCAAAGTTATTTTGGGCAATAGTATATTCTACTAGGGGTTTAACAGGCGCATGAATATCAGATAATGTAAGGGTTTTAGTTTGATGTGATCCTAATAATGAAAAGCCCCAATATCCAGGACCCGAGCACCACTCTAATGTATTATTAATAGGTTTATTTCCAACAAGCTCTGCTGTTGCATTTTGCAGGTCCTCAATTAATTCATGGCCACAGCCGTCAAGCTCGTCATTCCAATAAATTTTTGTGTCATAATATGAAACAAATTTATAATTCATTTTTAAGTGTCACAAGTTGTTTATACTCAGGCAAGTATAAGTACTCAATTTCACTATTCGCAAGGGTTCTCACAGCGTCATCAAGTGTCTCAACCAATGGTTCTCCAGCTAAATTAAAACTAGTATTAAAAATTATTGGAATACCAGTTCTTTTGTGAAATGCTTTGATTAATTTATAGTAGTTTTTATTCTGTTTTTCGCTAACAGTTTGAATCCGGCACGTACCATCCACATGAATAATACTTGGAATTTTTTCAGCAATTCCTGGTTGACAATTTACAGCATACATCATTGTTGGAGATGATTCCATGCCACGTAAATCAAACCATTCTTTTCCATATTCTTCTAAAATAGATCCAGCAAATGGTCTAAAATATTCTCTACGTTTTACTTTGTTAACATACTCTTTACCGTCTTCATAAGCAGGATTAAACATAATGCTTCTATTACCTAATGCTCTAGGGCCATTTTCACTTTTTCCTTGAAATATTGTAACAATATTTTTATCTGTTAATAAGTCTACAACCTTTTCATCATCACAGTCTTCAATTACAGCATTATATTTTGTTACAAGGCTTTCAATGTCATCATTAGAATAACAATATGCTGGACCTTCAAATAGTGTATCTATTTGTTGATGTACAGTTTCATCTTTAGTTAACTTTCTATAAAAATAAAGTGCGGCACCCATGGCTGTTCCTGCATCATTTGAAACAGGTTCAACATAAATCTCTATATCTTTATCTTTTAATGCTCCTAAGTAATGATAATTTGCAACGCAATTTAATCCATAGCCTCCACTAATAACTACTTTATTTTTACCGCTCATCTTAACAGCTTTTCTTATAAGTTTTACAACTTCATCTTGTGATTCTGTTTGTACAGAATAAGCCATGTTACGTCGATTTTCATATTCAGTTTCATCAACATTCCAACCTGTTTCTCCTGTTACAAGATAATCATACATATTAAGATTAACGTTAGCACCATTAGGATACATTGGTACAATAACTTGTCTATCAGCAACATTTACTTTACCATCAGAACGCCAAATCTTTGGCACTCTATCATCTTGCTTACCATAAGGAAATAGTCCCATAGTTTTTCCTGCTTCTATAAATTGAAAGCCGCAGTATTCTGTTACTGCCTCGTATGCTTTAACAATACCTGCGTTCTCAGTAATATGTAATTCATGAGTATTACTTTCAGGTTCGTCATACATATAACTACCAAAGTCGTCATGGTGGCTAGAAACCATAGGACCACGTACACCAATATGTTTATAAAGAGTAGTAAACGTATGAGGATATTTACAATTAAATATACTTTCAGTTTCAAAGCACAATGTAGGTTCTTTAACGCCTTGATCGTTTGTTACTTGAAATTCAAGAAATGTTCCCGCTCCATCAACAATAAGTGCTACAGCTTCATCAAATCCTGATCTATAAAAAGCAGTTGCGGCGTGTAATTTATGATGAATATGACTTAGATCAATTACTTGTTCATGCCCTTTTCCAAAAACATCATAATCGCGTCTACTTATTAAACCTAATTTTCTTGCTAGTCCTGTATAAACATCGTCGCCACTAAAATCAACTTTTCCAGCTTGGGATAAATTTTGTGTATGGGCAACAACTAAGAAATCAAGTTTATCAGTATATTCTAAAATCTTAACCATAGAGGCATAAGGACCGCCATCGTATTTTCTACGTGTTAGTCTTTCTTCTTCTATAGCAAAAACAACTTCGCCATCTTTTAATAAACATACGCCAGCATTATGTCCTCGAGCTATTCCGGCAATCCATACGGGTTTTTTGTCCATCTTAAAATCCTATATATCCTTCGTGTGGTTTATTATGTATTATTTGTTCTTCAAAACTAATAAAATCTTTATTTTGTTTTTTAAGTTCTGTAATCTTATTATATGTACTTTGCTGTTTGTTGTTATTTTCACTATTAATATTTAAACTTGGTCTAACAACTTTATTCATATATTCGTAATGATGTTTGTGGCTCGGATGAAAATCTTTATATGATTCAGGATCATTAGGTCCTTTAAAAGTATATAAATCTTCTTTTCTTTTCCAAGCAAATAATCCTATAGGTTCTAACCACTTATCTTTATACTTTCCTTCAAATATTGCTTTTTTATAACAATTAAATTCAGGTTTATCTTCCCATAAATCTATATCATCACGTGATGTTTCACCCTGTATGTCTGGTACATCACTACCTAATTTTTTTATATCGCTAATAGTAATCATACGCCATGTACAATTAGTTGCTTCTAATAATCCTTGGGTAAGTAATATTTCATTCATAGTATACATAACATAACTGTATTCATCCCAGAACGAATTAATCCATTTATTATCATAATTTATTTCTAGATTACCACTACCAAAAATATTACCTTGTGTTTTCCAACCTATTTTATTTGTAGGTCTAAAGTAACCATGAATAAATTTTTCTTTGCTATATTCTATTTCTTTAAAAGTATGAAAGTCGTTGCGAACATGACTTGTCCATTGAACTAAAATAGTATCGTTACTATTAAAATTATTTTTTGCGTGACATTCAGCTATGCGTTCTGCTATTGCACGATTTCCTAATCCAGGAAATCCCCAGTTTTCGTATTTGTCAAATTCGTAACTTAAAAAATCAGCATAAGTAGGCCACGCATAGTTAGTAAAAGAGCAACCAAATGCAAACAACCTTTTCACTAGTTTGCCTTTGTATATTGTGACCCTACTCGCTTTTTACCTTTGATGCCATTCATTACTGACTCTATAATAACATCTTCAATTTTATTATTCATTGTCATGATGCCATCATTTACTCTATCTGAATATTCATCTGTAGTAATACGAATAGGAGAATATACTCTTTTTCCTTCGCCCATGTCTAAGATATCAAGATTTTTATCATCAGGATAAGAAACATTTATAGGATATGTTGAGCCTATAACTACTGTCGCTTTTTTATCTAATGCATGACAAATATGTTGTCCTGCACTATCGCATCCTAAGAAATAATCAGCCGCCCAGATTATACCAGCCCATGCTCTTAAGTCTGCACCTTGAGGACAAGCAACAGGATTTTTTATATTATGTTTACTAAAATCCATATGAAATTCTGCCATATGAATTACTCCAACTTTATTTGAAAGTTTTCTAATTATACTAACAGCATTATCGGCTTCAAA